CTTAAATTTGTTGGTTCAGTAGACCCAGCAGATACATTTGTTGTTGCAGAAAATGTGACATATTATGATGATGGAGCAAGATATACTTTTGCTGATGAAGACAATACTTAATTATGAACGAAATAGACCAGAAATTGGATGATATTCTAAATATCTCATCTGATATTAAAAAAGAAACACAAGTAGTTAAACTTCCTTCTCGACATGAGAATATGGAAACAGACTATCGATACGCCAGAGAAAACCTTTATGACCTAGTAGAACGAGGTCAAGATGCCATAGATGGTATATTACAACTTTCAAAAGAAACGGAACATCCTCGTGCATACGAAGTCGCAGGCCAATTAATTAAAACTGTTGGAGAAACAGCAGAGAAGTTAATAGACCTTCAACAAAAATTGAAGAAGTTAGAAGGCGAAGACACCAAAGTTGGGACACAACATAATCATTTATATGTTGGTTCAACATCTGAGTTGCAGAAGTTCTTGAAGAAAGAAAAGAAAAAGAAATAATGGTTAAAGCTAAAAACGAAGGTTATCTTGGAAACAACCTTATAAAACGAGCAGGTGTAGAGAGCAAATACACCGAAGAAGAGATAGCAGAATATCAAAAATGCACCAACGACCCTTGCCATTTTATCGAAACTTATACACAAATTATATCACTAGATGAAGGTCTTGTGCCTTTTAACCTTCGTGGTTATCAAGAGGAGTTGGTACATCACTTTGATGATAATAGATTTAGTGTTGTATTAGCTGCTAGACAGTCAGGCAAATCAATAACATCATGTGCATATCTACTATGGTATCTTCTATTTACACCAGAAGTCACTGTGGCTATTTTAGCGAATAAAGGGGCGATTGCGAGGGAGATGGTAGCCAGAATTGTTACCATGTTGGAAACCGTGCCATTCTTCTTACAACCAGGCGTAAAGATACTGAATAAAGGTAATATAGAGTTTGGTAATGATAGTAAATTAGTGGCAGCCGCAACAAGTTCAAGTTCAATTCGTGGTATGTCAATCAATATGTTGTATCTAGATGAGTTCGCTTTCGTAGAAGATGCAGAAGTATTCTATACTGCGACATATCCTGTGGTAACATCTGGTAAAGATTCTAAAGTTATTATTACATCTACTGCAAATGGTGTAGGTAATATGTTCCATAAGATATATGAAAGTGCGGTTCATGGCAATTCAGAATATGCAAATTTTGTAATAAACTGGTATGATGTACCAGGTCGAGATGAAGAATGGAAAGAACAAACAATCGCAAATACCTCAGAAGCACAATTCGAACAAGAGTATGGTAATAGTTTCTTAGGTACTGGTAATACACTTATCAATGCAGACACCTTATTAGGTATGAGGGCATTAGATGGAGAATGGAAAAGAGGTGGTTTAACTGTTTATGAGAAACCAAAAGAAGGACATAATTATATTACAACTGTAGATGTTTCGCAAGGGAGAGGTATGGATTTCTCTACATTTAGTGTATTTGATATCACTATGAGACCTTTTAAACAAGTTTGCACATTTAGAGACAATATGGTTAGCCCTTTACTCTTTCCGGATTTAATAAATAAGTATTGTAGTAGATATAATGAATCTTTAGTTATTATAGAAAATAACGCAGAAGGTTCGTTAGTTGCTACTCAATTACACTATGATATCGAATACCCTAATGTCTTCACTCAAGGTTTAACAAAAGCAGAAGATATTGGTATTACGATGTCGAGAAAGATTAAAAGAGTAGGTTGTTCTACTCTAAAAGAACTTCTCGAAGAAAATAGACTCGTTGTAGTAGATAGACCCACAATAACAGAACTAATGACATTTGTTCATAAGGGGTCGTCATTCGAGGCAGACAGAGGATATCATGACGATATGGTCATGAATTGTGTTCTTTTCGCATGGTTTGTCACCACCGAATTTTTCACACACTTAACGGATACTGCTGTAAAGGACTTATTATATTCTGAACAACAGAAAATGATAGAAGATGATTTGTTACCAGCAGGAGTATTTGGGGAACAGAACAACGATGAAACATTTGTGGACGCAGACGGACAATTATGGTCTACAGAAGGTTTAAAGTAGTTCTTAGATAAATAAAATATATAAATAAAAGTGTAAACAACTTTTACAATGTAAAAATACATTAACAGGAGAAAAGTATGGCATTTCAAGTTTCACCAGGCGTTCAAGTCAAAGAGATTGACTTATCGAATGTTGTCCCAGCAGTATCCTCAACAAGAGGGGCTTTCGCTGGCTTATTCCAATGGGGTCCTGTTGATGAAGTAAAAACAGTTTCAGACGGACAACAGTTAGTTGATGAATTTTTCCAACCGGCTAATACAGACGCTGGAGCCGAAGACTTCTATTCAGCAGAATCTTTCTTGAGATATGGTTCTTCATTAAGTGTTGTAAGAATATCTAACACTGGATTATTCTCAGCTAACGCTAGTGGGAACGGCGCAACATTATTAAAACACTCTGATGATTACACAAATACTTTCAAAAGTGGTGGTAGTGCAGGTACAGTAGGAAAATGGACATCTAGATTCGCAGGTACTTTAGGAAACTCTCTTAAAGTTTCAGTTTGTGCATCTAGTGACGCTTACTATAATGATAACGCATCTTTAATAAACAATAGTTCAAATTACGCAATTGGGGCAACAACTGTCACAGTTGATAATGGCGCTTTGTTTGTTGTTGGAGATATCATTAAGTTCGCAGCTCACACTAATCTATATAAGATTACGGCAATTTCCTCTCATAACTTAACTATCGAAGCTTTAAACCAACCTGCTGGCACAGGCCTAGTAGCTGCTGTCGCTGATAATTCAGCTGTAGACAGATATTGGGAACACTACGCATTATTCGACAAGGCACCAGGAACATCTGCTCACGCAACATTGATTGGCGCTGTAAATGACGAAGTTCATGTTGTCGTAATAGACGAAGACGGTGCAATAACAGGTACAAAGGGCACAGTATTAGAAGCTCATGGTTTCTGCTCGTTGGCTACAGACGCTAATGACAGTGTTGGTAACTCTAATTATTATAGAGATGTAATCGAAAGAGATTCAAAATATGTCTATTGGTCAGGACACTCAACAGCAATGTTGGCAAGTGCTGCTGAACATAGAACAATGGCAACCGCAGTAGGAACTGCGTTTGGCAGACCCGCTTTACCTGAGTTATCATCATTAAGTGGTGGTGCAGATGGTAGGGCAAACCCAACTGTTGGTCAAAAAACAGATGCATGGGATAAACACTTTGCAGATGGCGAGTTAATCGACATCTCTTTCCTCATCGTAGGTTCAACATCTACTGATGCTGGGGGTGGTTCAGAGTCCGCACAAGATACAGTTGCAGACCATAACAGTATAGTAAACAGTGCTATCTTAATTGCAGAAGCAAGAAAAGATTGCATGGTAGTTGCTTCGCCAAGAAGAGCATCCGTAGTAAATGTATCTTCCGAATCAACTCAGGCAACTAATGTTAAAGCAGATTTCGCATCAGTGACTTCTAGTTCATATTGTGTTCTAGATAGTGGTTGGGTATACCAATACGAAAGATACAACGACAAATACTGTTGGATTCCAGGTAACGGACATACCGCAGGCATCATGGCAAGAGCAGATTTACTGCAAGACCCATGGTATTCACCTGCTGGGTTCTCAAGAGGACAATACATGGGTATTACCAAACTTGCGTTTAATCCAAAACAGGCATCAAGAGATGACTTGTATCGTGCAAGAATTAATCCAATAGTCACATTTCCTGGACAAGGAACTGTACTATTTGGAGACAAGACTGCATTAAGTTCACCTTCTGCATTTGATAGAATCAATGTAAGAAGATTATTCATCACTTTAGAAAAGGCTATTTCAACTGCCGCTAAGGCTCAATTGTTTGAATTCAACGATTCATTTACAAGGGCACAATTTAGGGCTGCTGTAGAACCTTTCTTAAGAGATGTTAAGAACAGAAGAGGTCTAATAGACTTCTCAGTTGTTTGTGACGAAACAAACAATACAGATGCTGTTCAAGATAGAAACGAATTCGTTTGTTCAATATTCTTGAAACCAACTAAATCAATTAACTACATAACATTGAACTTTGTCGCCGCTAAGAGTGGTGTTCAGTTCGAAGAAATTTACGGCGCAGTTTAAGGAGTATAAGTAAATGGCAAGTATAGACCAATTTAAAGCACAATTACTCGGCGGAGGCCCTAGAGCAAACCGTTTTAGAGTTTTTATACCTAGAACAGGCAATAAGATTGAATTCTTATGTCAGTCTGCACAAATTCCTGCTGCTACTGTAGGTGTAGTTGAACAACAGTTCAGAGGACATATTCTAAAACTCGCAGGAGATAGAACATTTGAACCTTGGACCGTGACGATTATTAATGATGTAGAATTTTCATCAAGAACTGCCTTAGAGTCTTGGCAAACAGATATCCAAGAATTAGACAGTGGTGAAGGTATGACTTCATTAGACTACTTAGTAGAC